ATGAAGAGCAAAGAAGGGGAAGTTAATCTAATTAAACAAGCTTTATTACTTTTGCAAGAAGAGGATGATCCGAAAGAGACGTTATTTTCTATCTGTTTGAGTGATCCCAAAAAAGAAAAAGTTATGTAAAAAAAGACTATCTAACTTCTTTTGGATAGTCTTTTTACACTACATATTTCCTTTAGATTTCTCATAGTTCACAAACATCTCTAATTGTTCTAATGCTTTTTTTCGTTGTTCTTCGGGTAAGTCATTAATGATTTGAAGAATCTCATGTGCCTCTTTTGTTAGCTGTAAATCTTGGCCCGCTGTTAAATCTGGTGAATCAGATAAACCTAACAAATAATCTGTTGTTACTTTTAAATAATTTGCTATCTTCTGAAGTGTACGTGTACCGGGTGCTTTTTTTCCCTCGACATAATTATAAACAGAAACATGACTAACACCAATTGCATCAGCTAACTGTTGTTGGGTGATGCTCTTCTTTTCAATTAATGATTTCAACCTCTCATGACTAAACATAATAAAAAACACCCCAAGTTTATTTTATATGAAATTATTTTTTAAAATTACAATTATGGTGTCACACTGTCATTATATATTAACTATCAGTTAAGTGGAAAGGTAATTTTTTTAAAAAAAGTTTTGGGAAACGCTTGAACTTAACCTGAGGTTAAGTTATTATGTAAATAACAACAAAAACGGAAGAGAGGAGTTGTTTATGAAAACTCTAAAACAGCTACGTGTAGAACAGGGGTATACATGTAGGGAAGTCGCTGAAGCCGTGGGTATTACTGAAGTTTATTATTGGTATATAGAAAACGGGAAGCGTCGACCTTATTATGATTTAATTGTGAAAATTGCTAATTTTTTCAAAGTGAAGCTAGATGCAATTAAAATTTTTTGTCCATAACTTAACATTAAGTTAAGTTATGGTTGGTTAAGTGAATTAGAAAGGAGCAAAACAAAATGGGATTAGATCAAATCATTAAAGAGTCAATTCGCGAAGTTGTTCGCGAAGAAATTCAAGCAGCTTTAGCTTCATTCCAACAACAATCACAACCAAACAAGGTAATGCGAGTGAAGGAAGCAGCAGCTTTCTTAAACATAGCGGTTTGTAGGATGTATGAATTAGCAAATCATCCTAAGTTTCCAGTAATAAGAGAAGGGCGTAAACTACTTTTTCTACAAAAGGATTTGGAAGCATGGCTTGAAGCGCAAAAGGAGGTGATTTAGTGGAAGATACAACATCAGTAGCTATATTTGGAATGTTAATCGCATGCGGTTCATGTTTGTTTTATATCACTTACGAACCTATAAAAGCATGGGCTTGGAGTGATATAAAACAAAATAAAAAGACCCATGGCAGTGGGTCCTTTTCAAAAAACATGTTGTTATAAGTATACCACGGAAAGTAGGGATATAGCACATGGATTTAATTGAATATCAAGTGCTATTACCTAATAAGTTCTGGGATTTAGCGAAAAGCAAAGATGAATTAAAGCGAATGATTGAACAGTATTTTGCAGTTGGTTATCCGCATTATAAAATTCAACGAATAATCAAAAGTGGACAAGCATATGTGGCAGTTTGTACGAGGAGGTAAATATTTATGACAAACATAGTAACTGAAATTGGTGGATTAAATTTCAAAGGTAATGTGGTAGATCATGAATGGTTTAATTATATCACTTTTAGTAATGGTAAGCCTCACATTGTAGCAATTATGGTATTAAGTGAAATTGTTTATTGGTATCGTCCTACAGTTATTCGAGATGAATATACTGGCAAAGTTACTTATAAGAAAAAATTTAAGTCAGATAAATTACAAAAGAGTTATCAGCAATTAGCAGAAACGTTTGGATTTTCAAAACTTCAAGTGAAGAGAGCTTGTGACTTATTGGTGGATATGAGCTTAATTGAAATTGAATTTAGAACAAGTATTGTAAATGAAATAACGTTAAACAATGTAATGTTCGTTGAGCCTAAAGTAAATGAAATAAAAAGTATATCAAGTATGTATCAAGAAGTTGAAGAAAACCCTGTTGACTTTGGAGTAAAGAGGGTAGTTACTTCAAAGTCGGGTACCTCTTCACATAAAAGTAAAGAAGCACCTAACTTTAAAGTAAAGACAAATACAGAGATTACTACAAAGAATACTACAGAGAATGTAAGTAGTAGTATCTTCTCTTTCTACGAAAATAACTTCGGTATTTTAAATTCATTCATAGCCGAAAGTATTTCGCAATGGGTAAACGATACAAGCGAAGAACTGGTACAAGCAGCTATGCAACGGGCTTTGAAACAGCAGAAGAAATGGAATTATGCTGAGGGCATTTTAAAACAGTGGGTTAATAAAAATATTCGTACTTTAGCTGATGTTAATGCAGCAGAAATAGAGTTTAAAAATAAAGGTAAAAAAGGAGCGAATGGAAATGGCAACACCAATGAAAAAGCTGGCAGAATCCCTGGAATCGAAGGTGAATTACCATTCTGATCAATGTATGAATCACTCTTATGAAATAGGCGGACAAAAAATCATTAAGCCAGTTCAAATGATTGAATACAAGGGACAAGTTGTTTGTCCTAGATGTGTAGTTGAACAAAACAATAAAGTTTTAGAAGAACAGGCTAATGCTCATTATAAAAAGATTAATCGTTTGCAGAAATTTAACATGCTAGAAAAGGCTAGTGTTATTACAAATAAAAAAATCCCCTTATCAAGATTATCAGATTACAGAATCAGGGGTGATGAAACGAACAATCACAAGAAAGCTGTAGAAGAAATCTTGAAAGATTTAAAGAATGGGGAAACAAGAAAAGCTGTATTTACAGGAAATCAAGGGACGGCAAAAAGTTTCCTAGCATACAGTATGCTTCATGAATTAAATCAATATTTCTGGGATATCAGTCAGGAAGAAGAAAACTACCATCTTATGAAAAGTTGTTTATATGTTGAATTAGAAGCAATAACAAGGTTGATTATGGATTCTTTCGATGATAAGAGCAGCAAATATACTCTTCAATATTTTGTTCAATTAATTGGACAAGCTGATTTTGTTGTATTAGATGATCTTGGTGCAGAAAGCGGGTCAACTGATTCGAATAGACAGGCATCGGATTTCATTCAACGTCTTTTATATGCAGTATCAAACGCTAGACAAGGAATGAGTACATTTACCACTACAAACTTTACTGGAAAACAACTTTTTAATAAATATGATGCTAAAACAGTTAGTCGTTTATTAGGTGATTCAAAGGTTTTGAAATTCACAACAGCTGATCAAAGGCTTGCATATTTAGGTTTCTAATAAGGAGGAATAAACATGTGTGCATTATGTCATGATACAGGAATTATTCGTAAAGAAACTTATCCAGGTGTGATTTTAACAAACGGTTGTAATTGTGAAGTAGCAAAGCAACAGCAACAAGAAAACGATAAGCGCTGGGAAGCATGGCTAATAAAATTCGAGTCAATGAAGCAAGAGTTACAACGTAATCAACAACAAAAAGTTAGCTAACAAGGGGGAGTAAAGATTAAAAACACAGGTGTTTCAAGAAAAGTGGACGAGCTAGGACGTGTAGTAATTCCGGTAGAGTTACGCAGAACTTTAGGGATTGCTGAAGGTACAGCATTAGGTTTTCATGTTGAAGGGGAAAACATCGTTTTAAGAAAACATGAAAAATCATGCTTTGTAACGGGTGAAGTTTCCGAATCAAACATGGAATTGCTAGATGGTCGCATGTTTTTAAGTAAGGAAGGCGCAGGTAAGTTACTGGGCGTTATTGAGAAGAGTGGGATTGTAAATGCCTAAACAACTCAATATTTTCGATGTAGAACCGGAAATTTGTCAGTTCGATGTAATGAAAGCAAGCGTAAAGAAAGGAACTGGACGCGTTACATTTGCAGATGTACGTGTCCAAGTTCCAAGAAATGCAAAGGGTACAGATGAATTACCACGCACAACTAAACAAGATGATCGCTATGACATCTTTGAACAATATGTAATGGCAATTTGGAGATTTCAAAGAGCTGTAGATAAGCTTTTTAATTGGGAAACAGCGGAAGAATTGTGTAAGGAAGCAAGGGATAAAAAAGAAATAATTTCAGTACGGATTTATTTAGGAAGTGGATTTAAACCTGACGTTGTCGAGTACATGCGGTAGTAAGAGGGAGATGGACATATGAAAAAAATAGAAATTGATGTTAGTAGCAACAAACTTTTAATAGTGAAGGACGGAAATGTAACAGCAGTAAATCCACCAATGAGCGGATTTGGCGAGCAAGTTGCGGTTTGGATAAACGGGAAAGTTGATCGTGTGGATACTAAGTTTACTGAAAAGATAAAATAATCCTTTTCTATGTAAGGAGTGTACCAAATGAACGAATTAAATATTCGTGTGGTATTGGAAGAAGTGAATTTTCTTTGGGACTTAAGAAAGGTATTTCACTTTCGTGAGCTATGGAATAGCAACTGTAGTTTTGCTGAGATTGTAAAAGAATTTAAAAGAAAACCAATTGAAATTGCGGTTCTCATTTTAGATCAAGTGGATAAGTATAAAATTCATAAACGCTCTATTGGATTAGGGGAAATTGGTAGCGAAAAAGTGCGTTATAAATCAAATAGTGAGTTACCTCTATATGTATATATCACTTTAGAGGAAATGGACTTTCTTTGGAAAGAGAAAGATATAGAACGTTTCAAAGATTTATGGATGAAGCGCTTCAGCATTGAAGATATAGCAAACAGGCTAGGAAGGCATCAAATTGAATTAGCAGCATTAATACTAGACCAGTTCGGTTTAGAGTACATGCTTAATAGTTTGATAAAAACAGAAAAACGAATTTCTTAATTAAAATATTGAAGGAGCGAGTAAAAATGAACTTAATTAAAATATTCGGAATGCAAAAGGTATTGGATACAAGAATCGTTAAGGAGCATGGATTGGAAGGACAGAATTTATTTTACAATATGATTCTTGCTCTACAGGTTGAAATTGGAGAACTTGCAAATGAAACAAGATGCTTTAAGCATTGGAGTAATAAAGGTCCTAGTGAAAAAGAAGTCATTTTAATGGAGTATGTAGATGGATTTCATTTTATAGCTTCATTAGGGAACGGCATCGGATTTAATCCTAATGAATATAGCCTGAAATTATTAGAACATAATGCAAATGTATATACCACAAGTACATTAGTCAATCAATTTAACAATGTATATGAGGCTGTATCGGAATTTCGCGCAACTCAAGACATGGAGCTTTATGAAGAATTATTATACTCATTCTTAGGTTTAGGTAAGAAATTAGGATTCATATTTGAAGAAATTGAGCAAGGGTATTACAAAAAGAATGAAGTGAACCACCAACGCCAGGATAACGGATATTAAGATCAAATTTGAATTTTATTTAGCAATTTAAAAAGTCCCTAAAATTCTATATAAAGGGACCTTGAATTAATCATAAATTTTAATATCTCACAAAATTAGGAAATACAGATAGTGATTTTATGTGAAATACATTATTCTGCAATTTTTATTACGGTTAAGGAAGGGAATTCGTAAAGAGCAGTTCCAGTTCCAATTAAAGATGCTACATGAATACTTAGTAAATCATTGGCGTTTAATCTAATTTGGATTGTTCTTCCTGTAGCATAATTATGAAGTACACTGAAACCTTCTGCTGCTCCTTGCAACATTAATTGAGATATAATAGTACTTTCTTTAACAGGGGTAACTCCATTAATAAAAAGTTGGAATTCTGCTCGAGCCCCATCCTGGCCAGTTGCTATGGCAGCATTTAAATCCATTGTGATAGAGTATAATCCTGCAGTTAGAACTTGAATCGTGTTATTAACGAGATCGATAATTGTTCCAGAGGATTCTCCTGGATCTTGGAAATCAATAATTTGACCTTCAACCACCATGACTGATGTACCGGAGTTATTATACATTGACCCATACGCTAGGGCACCTCCAGTAGGTCCAGTCAAACCAGTGGGACCGGTATTCCCAGTAGGTCCAGTGAACCCAGTAGGTCCGGTATTCCCAGTCGTCCCTGTTGCCCCAATAGGTCCAGTGATACCAGTTGGTCCTGTTAAACCAGTTAATCCAGTACTACCCGTAGGCCCAGTCGGTCCTGTTGCTCCAGTTAATCCAGTACTGCCGGTTAATCCGGTATTCCCAGTGGGTCCAGTAGGTCCGGTGTTACCGGTCGCCCCTGTAGCACCCGTTGTTCCAGTGGGACCAGTAGGGAATTGAAAAGGTGGAACAGGTGGAAGTGTCGGTCCGATTGAACCTGGATTTAGTGCGGCAGAAGATAAAAACTCGTCCATTATTATCACCTCTAAAAATTCGTATTACTAATAGTAAATGCAATAATAGAGCAAAGTGAAATGGACAGGTGGTTGTATATGTGAAAATTAATAAAATCGTTATTTTATGACCAAAAGTAAAAGAACCCGTTTGGTATAAACGGATTCCCTTTACAAGGTGTGCAAGAAATTCAAGGTAAATGGACGAGAGAAACCTGTGAAATTCCTTACGATACTAATGTATGCGAAGGAATCAATAAGATTAATGAAATTTACACTTAAATAAAAAGAGCGCTTTTAAGGCGTTCTATGACCAAAACTAATATTGAAAAGAATACCACATGATATTTTATGTATGTTCTTAATAAATGTTCAGTTTTTATACAAAAACGATATTACATTTAAAAAAATAAAAAGGACAGTTAGTTACATTAACTGTCCCGTGCATAAGAAGAATTCGATGGCAATTCATCTTGAACCTTGGTGCAACTATAGTATTAACATATTTTTAAAATTTAACCTTTAAACTAAGAAACAGCTAGCTAAAAGCTAACTGCTTAGTCCCAAGGAAGGGAGAGGAGCGGTTTGTTAGGTCTTAGTCTAAAATAAGGGTTTTAGTTGTTAAGACCTAAATATAGTATGGATTTCACTTTAGAAATTATACATATAGATTTCATTCTTGCAGAAATGGTTAAAATACAAAACAGCTAGTTCAGTGAACTAACTGCTTTGCGATTTACTCGTAGTACAAAGGAAATTAGGCCCTACAAGTACAGATATGTAACTTGAAGTTACAGTTATAGTATAAACGTAATTGGAAATGTTATACGGGAGTGAAAAGGAACCTGAATTTTATTTTGTAACAAAAGGGAAATAAAAAAGAGCACTGTATATAAGTGCTCTTTGACTAAGCTTTTATGAAATGAATTTTGAATGCCTTTTCAATATTAAGGTATGACAAAACTGCTTCGTTGGTGAAGCCGATATAAAAAGAGCACTCGTTTACGGTGCTCTAAAGATAGGAGGTAACTAATTCTGTGAACATAACGAACTTACTAACAATGTATGTTGTATGTAAAAAATAAGAACAACAAAGAACAGTTTGATGTATTAACTGCTTTTTTTGATACAACCTGGGTAAAAAGCAGATTGTAATGTATTTAGTATTAGCGAGATATTGAATTTTATTAATTTTTTTAACAAAGTCCTTATTTAGTAACAAATAAAGAGCACCATAAAAGGTGCTCAACGACTAATTCTGAGCGGATTATGATTATTCTATGTACGTTTCTAATATATGTGTAGTTTTGTATAAAATCGTTATTTTATCTTAAATAAAAAAGAGCACACATATAAGTGTGCTCTCAAATAAGAAAGGTAGAATGCTATGAATGGAAAGCTTCCATACAATAACATATGCTTGTCCGGTTTAAATGTGAGAAGTTTTAAATAAAAACGCTATTTGATATCTAAATTTTATATGTAGAAAGGAGCACCTAATTAAAGTGCTCCTTAGGAGAATGATTATAAATGCCTTTTCATTAACTATTATTATGTTTATTTTATCAAATGGTGAAAAACTTGTACAAAAACTTCATTTTGTACAACAAAGCAGTCAGCGTAATTAGCTAACTACTTGTTGTATAAAGGAAAATTAGGCCCTACAAGTAAATCATATGTAACTTTAAGTTACAGCTATAGTATAAGCGGAATTTAAAATATTATGTGGAAGTGAAAATGATCTTAAATTTTAGAGCAAAGGGGAGTTGGGTAATGGAGTTAAAGGAGTACGCCATTTATAAGGGTGAATCGCTAATATGTATTGGAACTATACAAGAGTGCGCTCAACATTTGGGTGTACTTCCTAAGACAATACTCTTTTATAAAACACCAGCTTATAGAAAGAGAATTGCCAGCAGAAAGAAAGCTCGTAATTATTTAACTGTTACCGCGTTAGATGAAGATTAATATAAAAATTTCATTTTGTAGTGTTATTTATATATGAAAAAGAGCACTTTTGAAAGTGCTCCTTGATCATTATTTTAGTGTAGGACAGAAAAAAATAATGCTGTTAAGAACGGTGTGAAATCAAATAAGATATGAGTAATAGAACTGGCCCATAATGAATTGGCTTTAAATGCAACCCAGTTAAATGGCAATCTAGCTAAACCAATGATTAAAAAAATCTGAATTAGGTTACCGTCATATGTAGAGTAATGCGCTAAACCAAATAAGAATGCTCCAACAATTGTGACTATAATCATTGATCGTTTCTCATTTACTCCATGTTTTTTCAAAAAGTAAATTGCTAGTAAGGATGGAATTAAAACGAGACATTCCTCACCGATTAAACTGAATATGACATATAAAGCGTGATAAATGAATTGAGCAGGTGTGTTGTCTACAAAAATATTAGTCGCCCCGTTGTTAGCAACCGGAAGGTTAAAACCAAATTTAATTATTACTGCAACAAGCGAACTTTGTAATAAATTCCAAATATAACCGATTAAAATGATTTTAATTACTCCTTTTTGGAGAGGACTAAACGCTGACTTAATCCCGTATATACCATAGTTCAAATATAGAGCAATGACACCAGCTAGAGCTATATATGTAAAGTTGAGTGGAAGACTAGTAAAAGCCAAACCTACGTAAGCAATAAGAATTAATAAAATACCGATAATTACATTTAAAGTGCTACTAGGTCTTCTGTCGTAAAGGCTATTCATTGTGTTTTCCTCCTGCTCTGTTAATAAAATTCGTTTAATGAAATTCCAAAAATATGAAATTTCACTTTTATTGTATGACGGAGGTAACAAATTTAAAAGAAAAATATATATAATTTCATCGATAAATTTTGGAAATATGTAAATATTGTGAATTAATTCACGTAAATAAAACTGAACAAAATAATCCTTTTAAAGTGAAAGCAAACAGAATATAGTCCGGCTAGAAAACTAGAGGACACCAATTCATTAAAGCGGCAATTAAAGCTGTTTTAGGGATAGGTGTCCTTTTTATTTTTGAAAAGGGAGATGGGGAAATGAAGGCGCTAAAAGATCAGTTACGCGAATGGAAAAAGCAATCAAAACAAGCTAAGAAGAAAAAACGAAAAGAGAAATTAAGTACCCGGGATATTGAGGATTTAATGGGGATGCATAGACCTTGTTATGAGCGTAGGCGTGGAGCAGTAAGACAAAAGTAATAAAAAATAAAAAGGAGTGGTCTTACATGAATAAACAATTATCTTTCTTGCCAAAAATCGATAGATCAGCAACGCAGAAAAAATTAGAAGGTGTTCTCGAAAATGTACGTTTATATAGACAGTTTGGAATGATGCGTGAAGAAATGAAAGTCACTCCTTCTTATGAAATTAGATATCACGGACCTACAAATGATGTAGGAAAGCCATTAGAAGATGTAGCGACGGCTAATATACAACAAAGTAAACGAGAAGAGTGGATTAAGAAAACATCATTTCGTATCGATCAATTCCTAAATCGTTTGGGTAATGGGCGTGCAGGAGAAGATCAAAGAAAAATTATCATTAAGCGTTATTTAGAAGATGAAGATGTATGTGATTATATGGTTTATAACGAAATTGGTATGAGTGAGCGTACGTATCGACGTGTTAAGGCTAGAGTGTTTTATAAACTTGCTTTTGCTCTTAGATTAGAAGTTTATGAGACTGAAGAAACTGGAGGTAATGAATAATGAATTTTGTTCAGCCGATACGTGATTCAGAGCAAATACAGCAATTAAAAGATTATTTTAAGGGAAAGAGTTTACGTAATTACATTCTTTTCATTATGGGCATTAATACAGGTCTCAGAATCTCGGATATTCTAAAACTGAAGGTGGGGGATGTCAAAGGCAGTCATATATCTATGAGAGAAAAGAAAACAGGGAAACAAAAACGAATACAAATTACTGCAGCATTGAAAAGAGAGCTTAAATGGTTTATCGAAGAAAGAGAAGATAATGAGTATTTATTACAAAGTAGACAGGGGAGGAATCGTCTAATCGGTCGCAGTATGGCATATAAGATATTAAGTGGAGCAGCAGTGGAGTTCGGATTAGATGAAATAGGAACACATACGCTGAGAAAGACGTACGGTTACCATATGTACATGCAAACGAAAAACATAGCATTACTCATGGAGATATTCAATCACTCGTCAGAGAAGGTCACGTTACGTTATATAGGTGTAAACCAAGATGCAATGGATAAAGCAATGACTAGGTTTAAAATCTAATCATTGCTTTTTTCTTCTTAAATCTAGAGGTATCGCCAGCATTTTTGAAAGCCCCCACGCTAAGAGCATACAAAAATTTATACAGTTTTTGGCTAATTCAGTAACAAACGAGAACCCGAAAACCTGCGCTAGGATAGGGATGTATAAAATAATGCATAAATCTGTAGAACAAAAAGAGGAGATTTACTTGTCAGATTATGGGCCCACTTTTCTTTGCTATCGATAATGAGACGTTATGTTAGCCTAACATGAATATAATATAAAAAAGGAATTTATAAGATTTGACGAGAATAAAATTGTATTAAAAGGATATCGGAGGTTTTTTATGAAACTAGTAGGACAGCAAATATATCTGCGACTTTACAAAATTTCTGACGCGAGCGAGTTAGCTAACTTACATAATAGAAATCGCGAATTTTTTCAACGAGTTTGTCCATTACTCCCAGAAGTCTTTTATACAGAAGAACATCAAAAAATACGCATTGAACGAACATTAAAAAAGAAAGATGAAGATCAAGTTTACGCTTTTGGAATCTTTTTAAAAGCAACTGATAAACTTATCGGAGACATTTCATTAACTCAAATTGCTAGAGATCCCGTCCAAAGCTGTTATACGGGATTTATCTTAGATAGGGAGCATAATTCAAGGGGCTATACAACAGAGGCTCTTCAACTTGTTGTAGACTTTGCATTTAGAGAATTAAAACTACATAGAATTGAAGCAGGGGCTATGCCTAGCAATATAGCATCTATTCGTGTATTAGAAAAAGTAGGATTTAAAAAAGAAGGTATAGCTAAAGAAAATGTAAAGATTAATGGCAAGTGGACAGATCATCAAATATTAGCTATCATCAACAGCCTGGATGTATAGGCAAATTTTACTTCCAATAATAGGACGTTATGTCAACCTCACATGTATAAGATATTCAGGAAGGATTAGCTTTGCTAGACAAGGAATACAATTTTACCTATATCTTTAATGAGAGGAAGCAAATCAAATGAATATCGTGCAGTTTTATGATTATGTGCTAGAAATAAATGAAATACAGACAGAAAAATATTATTTTTCCCAGCCAAAAATCGGGGATAGTGACCATTGTACATGTGGCTATTGTAAAAATTTTGCGAAGCTTATCCCTACACTCTCTCAACAGATCTTAGATATTATGTGTATATTAAAAATAGACCCTCACAAAAATGCGCATGTGCATCACTTTTATAAGGCTCCTAACGGAAAACATATGTATATGGCTCTGTATGAATTCGTTGGTAGGATTATCCATATACCGAAAGATGAAATAGTCATTATTTTACATCACAATGATGAAGACTATATTGCATTTAATATCTCAGAACCTGATAGTCGCGTTTTTTATACCGAATTCAGATGTCCGCAACCTACACTTCAAATGACTGTCACAGGTTTTTTCCCTTGGCTCTTAGCAGAGAATGATGAGTAGCAAACAACTTCCGCTTTCGTACCTTATATAAACAGTGCGATTAGAACAGGAGGTTATGATGGAAAAATATTATGAAGAAGCTCATTATTTTTGCTTTCGTAATCGCAAGTGGTTAGAAAAAGATACGGTATGTGGTTGTTTCCACTGCTTAAAAGTATTTAGTCCTAAAGAAATAACAGATTGGTGGGAAAAGGAAGAAGATACAGCAGAATGTCCTCATTGTGGAATTGATTCGGTTATCGGAGAAAGTTCTGGGTTTCCCATCACAAAAAAATTTCTAGTAGAGATGAATAAGAGATATTTTTAAAGATTTATTGACTACTGACTTCGAGAATTATGCGAACACGAAAGTCCCCCAGTTAAACAATCTGGAGGACTTTTAATAGTCTTCTAAATACATTGAATCCCGATAATAGGACGTTATGTTAACCGAGCATGTATAGGATATACATTAGTTTTTATGTATCTAACGGAGCCGTCTGATTAAGAAAAAATTGATATACTATTCCTAAGTGGAAAGTGCAATTTATGGGAGGATAGAGTACAATGCCTGAGCCTAGTATAAAAATAAAAAGAATATGGGAAGATACCGATTTTTTTGAATTGAATTTTGACTTCTATGGATTTTCTGGTACTGCGAACATTGACATATATACCACCAATGAAGATCTCGAAGATTTAAAAAAAGGAATAATCAAGTTCTCCACTTTTAAACTAAATGAGTTTCAATGGGTTTCAGGTGAGGATATAGACAATGTAACTCATTTCTTATCCATGAGATTCTTCTTACATGATAAAAGAGGAATTGTAGGCATTGAGGTAGTAGCTGACAATAAGCAATCAAAACCTTATTGGATGCGTTCAAATTTGTCTATCCTTACGGAACTTAGTCAAATTGATGATTTTATAAAAAAAATAGAGCAGTTAATTAGTGAGGAAATTACTGAGTTGGAAAGCATAATTTCAGTCTGATAGTGATAATTTTTCGTAGATGAATTACATATATCAACTTCTGATAACGATAATTATGTAAATAAGCTGTCCACATGGGCAGCTTATTTTATTTTTCCGCATAGCGTAGGTTATTTGGCAAAATGCTGTTGGTATCCCTATACAGTTACTCATAATTTTCGTACTGTGTAACTCAAAAGAGAAAGTTAAATGAAATCAATGATACCAAGAGATTCAGCGAAGGGGTCAGTTACACACAATATAAGATATGGGTAAGTGAAGAAACGGCATAAAAAGAAGCGTAGTTCGTCAAATGGAAGTAATGCTCTATTACCATCAAGTTAAGAAATTCATTGTATCCGATTAATAGTATCCGTTTTTATGTGATTGTTATTGATTTTAAAAAATAAAAAATCGCCTTATTAAAGGCGATTCATAATGTATTCATTTTGCATTCTTTTGATAAATAAATATCTCTTAAAAATAAATATAATGTTCTACATTAACGTGTTTCTGGATCTTTGTCTTTTTTTCTAAGACCAAATAATCCTACTAGTCCCAATAAACCAAGCCAAGCCCAATTATTATTTTTATCACGATTTTCATTTAAATCATTTGTTGTATTTACATTTCGAGTTCTCACATCATTATTAACTCTATCCATGTTATTGTCATTAACTCGAGTTGTAATATTATTATTGTTAACTCTATTCGTATTATATCCATCGTATTCAGCATGGACGCTTGTACCAAAAACCATAATAGTTAGTAATAGGGCACCTAAAATAGATGAAAGTTTTTTCTTCATAGTTTTCTCTCCTTTCGTATCTAGTAATGTCTCCAGTTCCTTTAGACAATATTCGGTTGAAAATATATAAAACCATTTGAATTGAAATTCCGATAAACATCTTTAATTTTTATTATTAAAAGTACTTATAATAATGGATCAAGTTAATTGAAATGTATTTATTCTATATAAGAATAAATTTTTGGTAACGGTACATTCTATGAGAGGTAATTACTATATTTGGGTAAGGTGTTTCTTATGAGTTATAAGAACTTATTTTCTTTAATCAAGAACATGATTGGGAAAATTTTTTCTATAGTAAGTATTGTTGCTAAAAGTCTAATTTCTTTAAGGAGGAATATTTTTATGGGTATTTTAAGTGGAAATCCACAAAATGAACCAATGCACTACGGAGAAGTCTTTGGGATTTGGAGTTACCTTGCAGCGGCACAAGGCACAATTGCTGGATATCAAGTTCTTATTAACCATACAGGAGACGAGGATTTAAAGAAATTTTTAGAAAACCTTGTAGAGAATGATATCCAATCAGAAGTTGAAGAATTAAAAAATATATTAAAATTGAATGGTGTTGCATTACCACCAGCACCTCCAGAAAGACCAGTTGCATCTATTGAAACGATTCCTCCTGGTGCTCGTATTAATGATGCGGAAATTGCAGCTAAAGTTTCTATGGATCTTGCTGCTGGGTTAGTAGCATGTAGTCAAGCTATGGGACAATCTCTTCGAGAAGATGTTGGGATGATGTTTGGTCAATTTCATATGAAAAAAGCACAAGCTGGAGCTATATTACTTCGTCTGAATAAGAAAAAAGGTTGGATTATTCCGCCTCCATTACATGTTCTACAATCAGATCAAGCATAATACTTGAATAAAATTCAATCTATTCTTTATGGTGTTGCATTGAGGTTGTCTAGGAAAATAAAGGCTATTAGTAAATTAAAATAAGTGGCAGAGTTGTGACCGCTTTTTGGCAGTATGTGTGCCGGTTGTTTTGGAATTAAGGTGTTATATTTGTATTGTGAGTAGTGGCGGAAAACATTTCTCTCAAAATTCCTGATAAATGAAAATAGATCGTCATGACCGGTGGCGATGATTGAAGATTGGATGACCAGTTGTTTCTTGATTCCACATTCAATTGCAATTTACGTTGTGTAAACGGAGAAGGGCTTTTGCTCTTCTTCCAATTACTTAATAATATTAATGCAAATATACGTAAACAAAATTAAGTGACTGGAAGAAGAATAAAACTTCATTTACCGAAATTGAAGTGTAAACTAATACTTAAATAAAAAGCATCCATTAGGGTGCTTTTTATTTTATAGATAAGGAGTGAGGATAATGTGTGACCATAAGTATCAAGTATTAGATAGTGATACTACTTCTTTCTATTCTGATGATAAGCAATTCATTCAGGAAGTATCAGCTACTTTCTATTGCGAGAAGTGCCTTGATATTCAACGCCGAGAGAAGTGGATTGATACGGGTGTGATAGAGGTAAAGGATAGTGAATGAATACAAAACCAAACAACAGAAGCGTAAGTTCTATGATAGTGGTGAGTGGAAGAGTACACGCGAACAAGTAAAGAAGCGTGACAACTATGAGTGCCAGGAATGTAAACGTAATGGTCGAGTGCAAACAGACACGAATGAATACAGTGAGAGTGCAAAGCGTAAGAAGATACAGCTCGTTGTCCATCATATAAAAGAACTTGAGCATCATCCTGATCTTGCATTAGACATAGACAACCTTGAAACAGTCTGTGTGAATTGCCATAATAAAGAGCATGGAAGAGTTTATGAAAAGAAACAAAATAAATGGGAACATGATGAGAAATGGTGAAAATAAAACCAAAATAACACCCCCCTTAAAATATTTCATCAAAAATTCGTCTTAGGGGCACCGGAGGAGGGGGTTAACTGTCAGGTTTTTTTCGAAAATACGCGCGTAAGGGGGGGTGGGTAGATGGCTGTTAGTATTGTAAGGTTAAAGGAACAGTTAATGAATAGTATTGATACGACAGATTTAGTTGAAGTTGAAAAGGTGGAACGCTATATTGATCTAGTTAAAGCATTTCGAAAAATTAATAAAACGATAACTAAAGAAGGGGAATCCGTAACAATCAAAAATGGAACTCAAGTTTTCGTTAAGGCCCACCCTCTTATAAGTGAGAGGAATAAAATTAACAGTTCTTTAATTGCGTTAGGGAGAGATATAAAGTTTGTTGTTAAGAATACTATCCCTGATACAGGATATAACAAAAGTGATCTTACATGATTAAGCAAAAATATGTAGAAGAATATATTGAACTTTATCGAAGTGGGAAAGTGAAGTTCAATAAAGAAAGAAAACTGTTAATTAGATATCTAGAAAAATACGTTTTAAATAGAGACGATTTGTATTTTGATGATGAAATGATTGAGGATTGTATTAACTTCGGTGAGAAGTGGTATTTTCCGATGCAACCATTTCAAAAATTCTTAATAGCATTCGTCTTTTTGTTTTATAAGAAAAATGGACGTGTATTTTATCGTAAATTCCTATGGATGTTAGGGCGTGGCGGCGGTAAAAATGGTCTGATTTCTGTTATTATTCATTTTTTAATTAGTGAATTACATGGCATTCTAGAGTATAACATTTCAGTTGTTGCGAATAGTGAAGAACAGGCGAAAACAAGCCCTGATGAAGTTCATAAATGTGTGAAGAAGAATGAGGTCTTGAAGAGAGCCTTTAAAACAACGTTAACTCAAACGGTTTCAAAGGCTACTGAAAGTGTACTGAAGTTTAGGACTTCAAACGGTGATACAAAAGATGGTTTGCGTGATGGTGCCGTTGTATTTGATGAAATACATCAATACGAAAGTAATAAAGATGTCCGCGTTCATATCAGTGGTTTAGGGAAAAAGAAAAACCCACGTGAATTTTATATTGGTACAGATGGATATGTTCGTGACGGTTTCTTAGATAAGCAAAAAGAAAAGGCAATGAAGGTATTGAACGGTGAAGCACGTCCGAATGCTGTCTTTCCTTTTATCTGTAAATTGAATGATGAAAACGAAGTGGATGATATTGATAATTGGGAACTTGCTAATCCTATGTTATCTAAGCCATTGAGCGAATATGCTGAGGGGTTACTTGAAACTATAAAAGAAGAATACGAAGATTTAGAGGATGACCCAAGTAATAGAGAAGAGTTCATGACAAAACGAATGAATTTACCTGTTACAGATTTAGAAAGGTCAGTTGCAAAATGGGAAGAGATTGCGGCAACTAATCGCGAATTTCCAGATTTACAAGGTCATGAATGTATCGGCGCACTTGATTATGCAAGTATTCGTGATTTCGCAGCATGTGGATTACTTTTTAGAAGTAAGAGTGATTATTTATGGAAGTCTCATTCGTATGCTAGAAAGGAATTCGTTGATAAATATTATAGTTATTCCAAAAAGCATGATGCTGAAATTGCAGGTAAGAAGAAGTTTGCACCAATTCGAGAATGGGAAGAGCAAGGCCTTCTGACAGTTGTGGAAGGAGAAACAATTGATCCACATACCATCGTTGCTTGGTTCGTTGAAATGCGAAATTATTATGATATCAAAAAAATCATAATGGATAATTATCGTGCAGACTTACTAAGAACACTTTTTGAGGATGCTGGATTTGAAGTTGAAGTAATTAGAAATCCGAGAGCTATTCATGGTTTGCTTGCTCCTAGAATTGAAGTTGCATTTGCACATCGCCAAATTGTATTTGGTGATAATCCGATAATGCGTTGGTATACCAATAATGTACTCGTTGTTATTAAAAAAGATGGAAATAAAATGTATGAGAAGAAAGAACCAGTTCGCAGAAAAACAGATGGATTCCAGGCATTTGTACATGCTATGTATCGAGCGGATGAGGTAAGAGAAACAGATGTTGGTGCAGCGCTAGACTTGCTGAATGCATTGAACTTCTAAGAAGGGGGTGAAGGGGAAATATGAGTTGGTTGTCGGATGTACTTGGTAAAAATAAAGAGATTAATATGATGCTAAATGATTTTGATTTCTTTGGTATTGAAACAGATCAAAGAGCGTATTTAAAAAAGGTAGCATTAGAAACTTGTATTAATTTTATTGCTCGAACCGTTTCGTTGTCTGAATTTCGGATGATGAAAAAGGATACACGTCAATATAATGATTGGCATTACTTATTGAATATTAGGCCGAATACAGATCAAAGCGCAGCTGATTTTTGGCAAGATTTTGTGTATAAATTGATTTTTGATAATGAAGTGTTGGCAATTCTTACAGATCAAAATGATTTACTCATTGCTGATCATTTTGATCGTGTTGAATATGCAGTATATCCTGATGTGTTTAAAAATGTAACCGTAAAGGATTATACATTCCAAAGGTCATTTCAAATGGACGAGGTTATTTACATTACTTATAACAATGAAGAATTGATAAAATTTATGAGTGGAATATTCAAGGATTACACTCAACTTTTTAGTCGTATGATTGAGACAAATATGTTTTCTAATCAAATACGTGCAACTGCTGAGATGGAATCCGCACAGAATTTGGAGGGAGAAAACCTTACTAAATTACAAAGCTTTATGGATAAATTGTTTGGGGCGTTTCGGAAAAACGCTTTTGCAATCGTTCCAAAAATAAAAGGTTTTAACTATACGGAAATTGCCGATGGTTCAAATAATGGAAGGTCTGTAGAGGAACTATCAAAATTAAAAAAAGATTTAATAGATCATGTGGCTAATATTTTAGGTATTCCTACGGCATTAGTTCGTGGTGATATGGGAGACTACGAAACATCAATTAAAGCCTATATAAAATTCTGTATTAGTCCTCTAATTAAAAAAATCGAAGATGAATTAAATGCGAAATTAATTGAAAAAAAGAACTTCCTATTAGGAGAAAAAATTGAAGTAACTGGTGTGAAAGAGAAAGATATTATTGATCATGCTGAGGCTGTTGATAAATTAGTAGCAAGTGGTGCATTCACTAGAAATGAGGTGAGGAAGTTGTTTGGTGCTGAACGCTCTAATAATCCAGAACTAGACGAATTTGTAATTACGAAGAATTATCAATCTGCAAATTCAATTGAAGGAGGTGATAAGAATGAAAAATAAAATACAACATATTCCTTATCAGTTTTCTAATGCAGTTAATCCAGAAAATGATGAGCACGAAATGGTGTTATCAGGTTATATCGGTAGTAGCAGTTGGTGGTACGATGCTATTAGTGCTGAAAGTGTAAGAAGCGCTTTGAAAGAAGTTAGAGCATCTACAGTTAAAATTAAACTAAACAGTGGTGGTGGCGATGCCGATCAAGGTGTTGAGATTTATAATTACTTAAAGGACTTAGATAAAAAAGTCATTGTGGAAGTTACATCACTAGCAGCTTCTGCTGCATCGATTATTGCAATGGCTGCTGACGAGATTGTTATGCGAACAGGCTCACGAATGATGATTCATGAAGCGTCAACAATAGCTTATGGAAACAAGCAGGATATTCAAAAAACATTGAATGCACTCGAAGCGTATGATGAGTCGATAGTTTCAATTTATCAGCAAAAAACAGGTAAAAGTCGTGAAGAGATTACAGATTTATTAGAAGCTGAAACATGGTTTACTGCTGAACAAGCAGTACAAGAGGGTTTTGCTGACAAAGTAGAATTTGATAATCGAGAAAGTGAAAGTGGTATTACTGATGAACAGTTGGAACAGATTATTAATAGGGTAACGAATAACTTACAACAAAATATGAATTTATCAAATAAACCTAATCCAGAACCACCACATTTACAAGTGGAGGGTAATCAAAAACGGAAAAGGTTTTTTTAATTCTAAAAAATTAGGAGGAAACAATTATGGTTATGAAAATTAAAGGTACAATGGAAAACTTTGAAGCGAAAAAACAAGCATATATGAATCTGGTGAAAGCGGAAGATACAAAAATGGAGGATTTATCCGCTGCATTTGATGATATGTTTGATACTCTTGTAACGGATTTATCAGAAAAGATTTCAGCACAAGCTCGTATCGAAGCGCAAGACGCTCAAATTTTGACGTCACGTGGACAAAATGTTTTAACGTCTGAAGAACGTAAATTCTTTAATGCAGTTGTACAAGATGGGGGATTTAAGGATGATTCAATTCTTCCATATACTACACAAGAACGTGTATTTGAAGATTTAGTAACTGAACATCCATTACTTGAAGCAATTGGAATGCAAGATTTAGGAGCAGTAACGAAGTTTATTTATTCTGACGCAACAAAAGCGTATGCATGGGGAGAATTATTCGGTGATATCAGAGGGCAAATAAATGCAGCCTTTAGAGAAGAACAAATTGGACAACTTAAATTAACTGCATTTAGTGCTATTCCAAATGACATGCTCGAATTAGGGCCAGTATGGGTAGAGCGTTATGTTCGAACATTATTAGTAGAAAGTTATTCTGTTGGTTTAGAGTTTGGCTTTGTAAATGGTGGCGGATCAGTAGCGCATCAACCTGTAGGTTTAATGAAAGATGTAAATGCAACTACAGGTGCGGTTACTGATAAAAAATCATCCGGTACACTAACATTTGCTCCTTCTGAAAATGGTGAAGTAATTGCTGGTGAGCTTTATGAAGTAGTAAAAGCTTTATCTGTTGATGGGAAAGGAAAATCCCGTAAAGTATTAAATAAAATTGTGATGGTTGTCAATCCTGTAGATGCAATTGGTGTACAAGCACGTAACACAATTCAAACGGCTAATGGCCAATGGGTAATGGCATTACCTTATAACATTCAAACTGTTGAATCTGAAGAAGTTCCAGTTGGAAAAGCATTATTCTTTGTGAAAGGACAATATATCGCAGCGATAGCAGGTGGATACAAACTTAAAAAGTTTGACCAAACATTAGCGATTGAAGATGCTACGCTTTATACAATCAAACAGTTTGCTAATGGTAAACCAAAAGATAATAAAGCAGCTCTTGTTTATGATTTGAAAATTTCTTTTACACCACCAACTCCACCAGCAACTAAATAAGGAATGATGTGAATGGATAAGGTAATTTCAAATGAAATATTGCAGCAATTCAAAGATAGGATGCGATTAGGTGATGATGAAGATGAAAACCTAAGACGCATCCTATTTGCATCCAATAAAGATTTAGCTAGGGTTTGTGGTAATTATGATCTTAATATTGATGAGGTGTTCAAGGAATTAGTCTTTGAACGCTCTCGTTATGTTTATAACGATGCCTTAGAGTATTTCAATAAGAATTTTTTAAGCCAGATTAATAGTTTAAGCATTGGAAAAGCTTTAGAAGAAATTAAGTTGGACGGTGATTAATATGCGTCCTTTTCAGTATAAAAAAACGCTGAATACAGGTGATTTTAGAAATCGAATTAGCATTGAGCGACCTATAGTAATAAAAGATGAATTAAACCAAGTAATCGAAACATCTTGGCAAGAATTAAAGAAAGCCTGGTCAATGATAAAAACGGTGAAAGGTTCCGAGTACATTGAAGCTTCAGCTTCACAAGCTACAAGGGTTTATCGTTTTGTGATTCCATTTACTTCTGATATTACAGAAGAAATGAGAATCAATATGAAAGGTCGTATCTTTGACATTATCGAACCGCCAATGAATGATGATGAAATGTATCAAACATTGACTATTATCGCAAAGGAGCATACTTGATATGAATGATTTTGCGAGTGATCTTGCTAGAGAATTACAAAGATATGCACATGTTGTGGAAGAAGAATTGTTGACAGCACAAGAAGAAGTAGCCGATCTTGCTGTAAGTAAATTAAGACAAAGTGGCCCTAAAAAAACAGGTGCTTATCGTAAAGGGTGGCGTAAGAAAAAAGAAGGTAATAGCGTTGTCGTCCACAATACAAAAGGACAATTAACACATCTTTTAGAAAAGGGACATGTGAAAGTCGGTGGTGGTCGAGTTCCAGCACAAGTTCATATTCGTCCAGTTGAAGAGTATGTAATTGACGAATTGCCAAGACGTATCGAAAGGGCGGTTCAACAATGATATTAGGTGAATTAACAAAAATTCTTGAAGCTACCGGTTATCCTGTGGCTTATTCGCATTTCACAGCAACGCTAAATAATCCAGTTCCGGCACCGCCTTATATCTGTTTTCTTGTGGATGGATCAGCAAATTTAATGGCTGATAACAAGGTTTACCACAAGATAAATGATTTGAATATAGAGCTTTACACAACTAAAAAAAATTTAGTTGCGGAAGCCAAGCTAGAGAAGGTCCTAGACGATCATGATATCCCTTATGAATCGTATGGGACTTTTATTGAATCTGAAAAGTTGTATCAAAAATATTATGAAACGAGGTTGATATAAATGAATGAAAACAAAGTAGCTTTTGGTTTGAAAAATGTCCATTATGCACTTTTCGATATTAAAGATGGTGTAGTCACATTTAGCACATCGATTCCATTACCAGGTGCAGTTGAATTAACGTTTGATCCACGAGGGGATTTAATTGAATTCTACGCGGATGACATGCTTTACTATGCGGCAAGTAATAACCAAGGTTATGACGGAACGCTATCCATCGCGACAATTCCAGAACAATTTGCTGTTGATGCATTAGGAGAGGTATTAGACGAAGAAGACGGTGTGTTAAACGAATTAGCTGACGCGAAAGGGAAATCATTTGCATTATTATTTGAATTTGATGGTGATGTACGAGCAACGCGCCACGTTATGTTTAACTGTTCAGCAAGTCGTCCAACACTTGCATCTAAAACGAAAACAAATTCAGCGGAGCCAAATACAAATGAACTTAAATTTGTATCAAGCCCTATTGATATTAACGGAAAACGTATGGTTAAAACGAAAACTACAACTAAATCAAAACAAGCGATTTATGATAATTGGTACAAAAAAGTGTATACAAAAGTACCTGCATTACCGAAAGGAGCATAAGTAGATGGAAAAGACAATTTCAATAGATGGAAAACAAGTCAGATTAAAAAGTACAGCAGCAACAGTTAAACGATATAAAGCACAATTCAGACGTAATTTATTTGCAGATATGATGGGGTTAGGAGCAATTAGTACATTAACTTCGTCAGATGGATCACAACAACCTATCGATACATCTAATCTTGATTTAAGTAAAGTGGACTTTGAGCTTGTTTATGATTTGACTTGGTTATTCGCTAAAACGGCTGATTCAAGTATTCCTGATCCTATGACGTGGCTGGATGAATTTGAAGAATTCCCAATTGAAGAAATCATGCCAGAAATAATGGAACTAGTTCAAGTCACTATGGGAGCAAAAAAAAAATAAAAGAAAACAATGGAGAGCAAGGGACATTCAGTGATGAAGAATTAACCACTGATTTGTTCCTTGCTCTTTGTTATAAAGCGAAATTAACGCGTTGGGATTTAGAAGATATGACAATTGGTGATTGTTTTGATTACATTGCTGAATTCGCTGAAATGGAGAATCCAGACAAAGAAAAAGTTAGAAAAGCAAATCAAAAAGATTACGATGCGTTCTAAGAAATGAGGTGAGAAAATGGCAGGAAGAATTAAAGGGATTACGATAGAAATCGGCGGAAATACTCAACCGTTACAAAATGCTTTAAAAGATGTAAATAAACAAAGTGATGCCTTGGCTAAAGAATTAAAAGATGTTGAACGCCTGTTAAAGTTTGATCCAGGCAATGTGGAAGCATTAGCACAAAAGCAAAAATTACTTACACAACAGATTGAAAATACAACGCAAAAGCTAGATAAATTGAAAGCAGCGGAACAACAAGTACAAGCTCAATTTCAAAATGGTAAAATTTCTGAAGAACAATATCGTGCATTCAGGCGTGAAATTGAATTTACAGAAGGGTCACTTAATGGTCTTAAAAATAAGCTAGGAAACATGAAGGCTGAACAAGAGAATGTAGCGAGTTCAACAAGACAATTAGAAACGTTGTTTAGTGCTACAGGGAAAAGCGTTGATGATTTTGCAAGTGCATTAGGTAATCGTCTTGTAAATGCAATTAAAAGCGGAAGAGCTACAAGTCGCCAATTAGAACAAGCAATTGGGATTATTGGTCGTGAAGCATTAGGAACTGAAGCGGATATTGAAAAGTTACAAAGAGCGTTACGATCTGTGGATGCTGGCAATTCAATACAACAAGTTCGAAATGAATTAAGAGATTTACAGCAAGAAGCCCAAAGGACGGAAAGAGAATTTCAAGAATTAGACATTGGCTTAGAAAACGTTCTTGGTGCAATGGTAGCTGGTGGCGGAATTGCCGGGACAATCGAAAAAGCACTTGATATGTCTAAACTAAAAACAAAAATTGATATAAGTTTCGAAGTGCCTGACTCCTCGAAAAAATCGGTGGAAGAAGCTATTAGGAGTGTCACTACTTATGGAGTTGATGCTGAAGCATCTTTGGAGGGTGTGCGTAGGCAATGGGCCTTAAATAAGAATGTAAGTGATGAAGCGAATGCATCCATCGTTAAAGGTGCAGCAACAATTGCGCAATCCTATTCAGGATTAGATTTTACTGAATTAATTCAAGAGGTTAATGAAATAGGTAATGAATTAGGTATATCACAAGAAGGCGCTCTTGGTATGACAAACGCTTTACTTGGAATAGGCTTTCCACCTGAACAATTAGATATTATCGCTGAATATGGAGGGCAGCTAATACGAGCTGGATACAGTGCTGAAGAAGTCCAAGCAATAATGGCGGCTGGGGTCGAAACCGGCACTTGGAATTAGATTATAGTTCCCTTGTATGGTGACATACAATGAAAAACTCCTTTAATTCAGTGAAACTCTCAAATGAGACAATACTGAGCGAAGCCTTTTAATTAAGGAACGTGCAACGACTAGTCGAAAGACGTAGGGTGTAAGCAAATGACACTCGAAATGGGGAGCAACTCAAGTAGTTGAAGATATAGTCTAATCTATGCGGTGACGTATAGCAGTTCATAAGAGAACGGGCGTGACGTTGCGAATCACGTTGAATATAAATGATTGATAATCTCTTAGATGGATTGAAAGAAGGGCGTATTAAAGCGGCTGAATTTGGCCAAGGTGTCGATAAAGCTATGAAAGAAACGTTAGAAGGTACTAATATTTCAGCTGAACAATTGCAAAAATGGGGGCAATCTGTAGCGAATGGTGGTAAAGAAGGCTCAGCCGCTATGTCAGAGATTGCAGCAGCTTTAGCCAATGTAGAAGATAAAACGAAGCGAAACGAGTTAGGTGTCAAACTTTTCGGCACAATGTGGGAAGATCAAGGTGACAACATAACATACGCGATACTTGGAGCCCAAAGTAAAGTAGTTGATTTTGATAAGAACCAGCAAAAATTAAATGAATCTATTAAGAAGATGGATGCAAGTCCAGCTGTGAAATTCCAACAAGCTATGCAAGATTTACAAGTTGCTCTCGAACCATTGCTAGGGGTTGTAGCAGATGTTATTTCTAAATTTGCTGAATGGATTTCTAATAATCCAGAATTGGCAGCAACATTAGCAGCTGTAGCAACCGCTATTGGAATAATCTCAGGTGCAATTATGGCGCTTGCGCCAATAGTTGTAACGGTAATGAGTATTTTTGGGGTTGGTGCGGCTGTAGCAGCTGGGATTGTCGCCATTGTTCCAATTATCATAGTAGCTATTGTTGCCCTTGGTTTTGCTATTTATAAAAACTGGGAAGATATCAAAAATTGGACGATAGATACCTATAATTTTATTAAAGATTATTTAGTAGGATTGTGGAGCGGAATAGTAGAAACCGCATCCTCTTGGTTATCTTCGCTTGTAGAATCAGTGTCTGGATGGTGGTCCTCCCTAGTAGAATCAACGATAACATGGCTATCTTCAATGGTAGAGACGGCATCTAGCTGGTGGTCTTCTCTAGTAGAAACCGCATCTCAATTTTTTATGCAATTGTTCCAAAAATGGCAAGAAACTTGGCAGTCTATTCTTACATTCTTAGATCCAATTATTTCATTAATTTCTACCTTGTTAGAAGCAGGGTGGCTATTAATACAAGCGGGGGCGCAAATTGCCTGGGCGACAATATCTCAATATATTATTCAGCCGATTCAGGAAGCATATAACTGGGTGAGTGTAAAAATCGGTGAATTGGTTGCATGGCTTGGTACGCAGTGGGAATTAGCAAAATCCTATACATTAGCAGGTTGGAATTTAATAAAACAGTATGTTATTCAACCGGTTCAGGAATTGTGGAATACAACAAAGCAAAAGCTTTCTGATTTAGCTAATTGGATATTAAGTAATTGGGAATCTATAAAATCTTATACACTTGCAGCATGGAATTTAGTTAAACAATACGTAATTAATCCAATAACTGAAACGTATAATCAAGCCAAACAAAAATTTACTGATCTATATAATTCAGCGAAAGAAAAATTTGATTCTGTAAAAAATGCCGCACAAGAAAAATTCGATGCGGCTAAACGTAATATTATTGATCCGATCAAAGAAGCGGTTGGTAAGGTAGAAGAATTTATTGGGAAGATCAAGGGATTCTTTGAAGGTTTAAAGCTTAAAATACCTAAACCTGAAATGCCACCTATGCCACACTTTAGCTTAGAAACTAGTACAAAAAATGTTTTAGGTAAAGACGTTACTTATCCATCTGGAATTAATATTGACTGGCGTGCAAAAGGTGGTATCTTCACTAAACCAACTATCTTTGGAATGATGGGTGGAAATCTACAAGGTGCTGGTGAAGCTGGACCAGAAGCGGTATTGCCTTTAAATAAAAAGACACTTGGGTCTATTGGTGCAGGAATCGCAGCAGCCATGCCACGACAACAATTTGCTATGCCAGGAGAAATAAATCAATTAATGGGTGACATGAGCCGTATGATGGCTAGCTCTGTGAGTCAATTATCAGGATTAAAGACTGTTATGAGTAGCGTGTATGGAAACATGTCAAATAGCAAACAGGCTATGACAAGTAGTGTATCAAATCAAGTATTTAATAACTCGTTTGGATCATCTGGTTACGGAGCAATACCGATGCTTGGTGGTGATTTGGTTGTTGAAGTTCCTGTTGTTATAGAGGGGCGAGATGTGGCGCGTGGTACGTATCGATATACAACCGAGTACCAAGAAAGAGAAAAACAAAGAGACTCAGCCTTTTAGGTTTGGGTTTCTTTATTTTATAAAGAAATGAGGTGTCAACATGAGTTCTTTTACATTTAACAAAATACGTAAAGGCTTTATTCAAATTGCGAAAGGATGGAAAAGACCTACTTGGGCCCCATTGAAACGAAATTTTCTAAACGTTCCAGGATATCCAGGCGCAAGATTGTTAAACACAGAAACAGAAATGCGCGTTTTATCTATTCCGGTAGGAATTATAGTGCCTGATGGATCTAACTTAGAAAAGCTGAAAGAAGAAATTGCAAGTTGGCTCATAACAGAGCAACCAACAGAACTTATTTTTGATGTAGAACCAAACAGAACGTATTTAGCAATTGTGGATGATAGCTTTGATCCGGATGAATTTGTAACACTTGGAATAGGAACAATCAAATTCATTTGTCCAATGCCTTATAAATTAGGGCCAATTCGAAATGTAAAAGCAAAACTAGAACCAAATAATATTATTAAAATGGATGTTTTGAATGAAGGAAGTGTATTTTCAGAACCAAAATTCAAGATACAGGTAGAGAATCCTTCCACATTCATCGATATTATAAATAAAAATGGAAATCAACATTTTCGTATAGGATATCCAGTTAAGATAGATGAAACGCCAATAAGTCGGTATGAATTGGTTATGCATGATAAAGCGAATTCTCTAGTGGGTTGGACGGAAGTGGGAAAAGATTTTGTTTCAGATTATGGAATCGTAGCAGGGAAAATGATAGCGGACGGCGCACGTATCATGCCATCTGATTACGGTCAAGGGCAATTTTGGCACGGGCCAGCGGTGAAGAAAAGCATTACAGGTGGACCGCTACAAGATTTTACACTCGATGCAATAGTTGAATGCCGAAACTTAAACCCCGCAACTATGGGACGTGTAGAACTTTATTTATTAGATGAAAGCAGCGTTGTAGTTGGAAAAGTAGGTATGTTTGATGCATATAGAAATTCTAGCGAAAATTTTGGTGAAGTTATGGCGGGAAACGGTGACTACAATCATCTGATTATAGCGGAAACTGGTTATTATCGTTCAACTTGGAATAATTTTTATGGCCGTCTACACATTGCACGAGTAGGGAACTATTGGCAAGGTGATATTGCATTACTTGATGAAAAAGGAAATTACCATACAGAAAAATTCGCCCAATGGTGGGATACGGGCAATAGCTTTATGAAAAAGGTTGCTCAGATTGTTGTGCATATATGCTCGTTTAATGATGCACCATCATTAATTGCAGCTGTGCATGATATTAAAGTGCAAAAAGTAAATAGTAATACAGAACGTCAAATACCTTACATTGTTCAAAAAGGTGATTTTGTAGAAATCGATTCATCGGATGCAAGTATACGTATTAATGGAGCAGATGCGATTAATATAAAGGATTTTTTGAGTGACTATATACGTGTCGAAAAAGGAAAGAATGAAATCGAAATATCCCCAAACAACATTGGACAGGTAGATGTCACATACAGGGAGCGTTACAGATGAGTAAAGCAAATAATCTATTACACATTGTGGATTTTAAAACAGAACAAATCATAGGTGTTATCAAAGAACAGGATTATTGGGATGATTTACGCCAATGGGAGCTTAAAGATAACAAAGATAAATTTGAGTTCACAACAGCTGATGGTACAAAGATAGCGGCATCACTTATACAACAGAACCTTGTCGTTAAACAAACTCGTGACGGTACTTTTGTTTCATACATTATTACAGAAGTAGAACAAGATTCAACAGGTCGTCCAAAGAAGATTTATGCACTTGGTGAACATACAAAGCTAAAGAAAGCGACCGTAATTAAACCACAAACTTTGCAAGCTACTACAGTCAATGAATCTATGGACTTCGCTTTAAAAGGTACAGAATGGAAACGTGGGATTACGGAGTATGTTGGTATACGTACCATTAACATTAAAGATTTCACAAATCCGCTTGATCTCTTAAAGCAAATCGCATCTACGTTTGAACTTGAAATTCGTTTTAAAACAGAAATACTAGGATCTTTTATTGTCGGTCGTTATGTAGATTTAGTAAAAAAGGTTGGCCGTGACAATGGGAAAGAGTTTTTACTAGGAAAAGATGTACAAGGCATCCGGCGTATTGAGAATAGTCAAGATGTAGTAACCGCTCTTGTAGGTGTCGGCCCACAAAATAGTGAAACCGGTGAATTTCTCACATTTGAAGAAATAAACGATGGAAAACTTTATGTAGGAAATAATGATGCTCTACAACGTTGGTCAAAAGATGGCAAGCATTTATTCGATATTTATTCACCACAAACAGAAGATCAAGATATGACGAAGCAACGACTCAAACAGTTAACCGAAGCAGAATTAAAGAAGCGAATTGATAGTTCTACTTCATATGAAGTAAGTGCAGTAGCGCTTGAAAAAGTGTTTGGTTTATCTCATGAAGCGGTTCGTAAAGGAGATACGGTACGAATAAAAGATACAGGGTTTAGTCCACCACTTTTCTTAGAAGCTAGGTTAATAGCAGCGGATGAATGCGACACCGATCCATCGAAAGATAAATATATCTTTGGTAATTATCGTGAAATCAAAGATACACGAAGCCTTATCGATAGGTTATATGCACAAATCATGGGTAGCTTATCAAATAAAGCGTCTAAAGAATTACTAGATATGCTAGATAAGAAACTTCAAGAAAACGTAAAAGAAACAGAAGTCATTCGAAAAGAGTCGGAAGCAGCAAAGAAAATTGCTGAAGAAGTGGCTAAGAACTTGAAGAATAACACCGTTGATATTATCGAAGGTGTGAATCCACCAACGGAAAACTTAAAGGATAGAAAAACTTTGTGGCAGGATATCAGTAAAGGTAAGCCTGGTATTCTGAAATTGTGGAAGGATGGTAAATGGGATCCTGTTGTTCCTGATGTAGAATCCGTTAAGAAAGAAACATTGGAACAAGTGAGTAAAGATATCGAGACCACAAAAAGCGAATTAAATCAAAAGGTTCAAGAAGCACAAAAACAAGCAACAGGGCAATTTAATGAAGTGAAAGAAAGCTTACAAGGTGTTAGTCGTACCATTTCTGATGTGCAAAATAAACAGGGCGAAATTGATAAGAAGGTAACGAAGTTTGAGCAGGATTCCAATGGGTTTAAATTATCTATTGAATCGTTAACTAAAAAAGATACTGATATCAGCAATAAATTAAATACAGTCGAGCAGACTGTGGAAGGCACAAAAAAGACAATGTCTGATGTGCAACAAACTGCAAATGATCTGAAGAAAACAACAACTGAAATTAAAGAGCAAGCAGGCAAGATTAGTGAGAAGTTAACAAGTGTAGAAAAGAAATTTGATGAGCAAGAAATAGGAGTGCGTAATTTAATATCAGACACGAAATATTGGGAAACAACACAAGTATCTTCAAATTCAGCGTATGGAATATTTAAATATGACTTAAATTCATTGTTTAGTACATTAGTTGGGCAAACTGTTACCTTCAGTTTCGAAGTGAAAATTATCACGAATGATAACACAGAGGGAAGGGTTCAATTTTATGGTGCTAATGGTTCTCCAAAATATACTTTTGCTCAAAAAGTTTTTACAGGCATAAATAAAGATTTTCAAAGGGTTACTTACACTACTAAAATTCAGGAGACTCCTAGTAACGCTGGACAAGCAAGAATAGAGTTTTGGGGAATAGATGCTAAAACAACAAAAATCATTATTCAAAACTTTAAACTTGAAAAGGGGGACAAAGCCACTGGGTGGACACTAGCACCAGAAGATCAAGTAACAAATGATGAATTCACTAAGAAAACAACCGAGATTGAAAAAAGTGTGAATGGAATCAAAGAAACAGTAACGAAAGTAGAAAATAATCAAAGCGGATTTGATAAACGTGTAACAGCAGTAGAAAAAACCGCTGAAGGTATATCTCAAAACGTTAGCAAGTTACAAGAAACACAAACGACACAAGGTAAACAAATTACTGAAGCACAATCTACAATCAAACAACATTCTGATGCGCTGAATTTAGCTGTGAAAATGAAAGATGTTGAAGATTATGTTGGTGGAATTGGTAACCAAACGGTTTTACGCAATGTCTTGTGGAAGAACGACACGAAATATTGGCAATTAACTTCAAACGCAGCAAGAGATACACAAGTCACTTATAAGGGATGTAATTCACTTAGTGTTATTACTACAGGTAATGCGAGTAATTTGTATAAAGGAGCATCACACGATTATATAAACGCTGGGCCTGGATGGAATTATGTTTTTTCCGCTTACTTTTATACAGATAACAAAGCAAGTATAGATGCCGGAGCTGCTATCGAGCTTCAATGTTACGATGTAAACAATAAAATGATTAAAAATTACTTGCAAGAAATAACTATTTCACAAGGTACCTGGATTCGTACACATGTAGCAGGGCTATTAGTCGAAGGCACAAAGAAAGTTAAAGTGCTGTTTTGGGCTCGTAAAAATGGTCGTCTATGGATGGCGCAACCCATGCTGCAAATTGGCGAGAATCCATCATCATTTATGGAAAATCCAGCTGATATTGCTGGTACTGATGAATTAATCGAAGAAATGGGAAAGAAAGTAGCTACGCAAGATTACGACAAGAAAACAACTGAATTAGAGCGTCTTATTTCCGCCAATGCGCAGGGGATTAGTCTTGCTGCAGTGAAAAACGAAGTATATACGAAACAACAGGCTGACGGAAGATATGCGGATAAAGCGTATGTAGAAAAACAAGAGGGACGTATTGAGGTAACTGAAAAAGCGATTACTAGTACCGTCCAAAAAGGCGATATTATCTCAGCTATTAACCAAACAGCTGAAAAGATTCAAATTAATGTTGCTAAGTTGCAGATTAACGCTGATACCATTGTAAAATGGCTCACTGCTACAGGCATTAATGCAGATGTAATTAAAATTGAAAATGGGAAAGTTACGATCGATAAGAATGGTATTACAGCAAAAATGGCTGACTTCTTTTTTGAA